GTAAGGGGAAAATGTATACCAGATTCAAAACTTTACAGGATGCACCTGAATGGACGAAAGAGGAAGTTAAATGTGTCGATACAATCGTCCGTGGAGAGGGGATGAAGAGAGTTCGGGCTTAGATTTTATTAATAAATTGCGATTTAAGGATATTAGACTTACTATAAATATGATATTTACACCATTTTCAATAGCCGCCCAACTCGGCAATCTGCAAGAGGTACTAGCATTGATCGAGACGGGTGCTGATATAAACGTGCGTAATCATATTGGTCAGACGGCAATCTCCATGGCCGCTGGAAATGGTCACGATGGGGTAGTAAAGGCCCTGATCGCGGCGGGTGCGGACATTGACAAGACTGACGATATTGGTTGGACGCCCTTGTTACACGCTATTGAATATGGCCACGAGACAACCGTGCAGATACTGACCAATGCGGGTGCGGACATCAACCATGCATCGCATAGTGGTTGGACATCGATGTCACTGACCAGGAAGAAGGGGATTAGGGCTTAGATTTAGTTATTAATACATACGCAGGTACGGAACCCTTTGGTGGTTTCTTACAGAATATCTTACACTTACAACAATCCCTTACATAAAGAACTTTATTTCAATTGATGTGTGTCAACCGTGAAAGGTTTAAAGACTTATATATAACATATATTAGATATGTATACTCCTAGAGAATCGTACATGCATAAATCTGCTATAGAAACACTCCAAAAGTGGCTCAAAGAATTAGAAGAAAAGGGTGATTATTGTAGTATTGGATTTAATACAGATTGGACTGATCTTGAAGGATATGAGCGAGGTGAGTTAAGTTGGCGCAGAAATAGGGGCAATGGTGGATTTTTGGAATACCCAATTGTGGTGGACAATAAAGTAAACACCGTTCTTAACAATGTTGATGAAATGATAATACCTCACGGAAAAGAAATGGCTGATGGTATCTCACCCACATATGAGCAGTGTAAACAACAAGGTCATCTACCCAGGCGTATGATTGATCTCGTTATTACACATAAGGGGTCACCCGCGTACTTTATAGAAGTTTGTCATAAAAACCCAGTCTCAAAAGAAAAGTTGAAGGACTTGTCTGAATGTGGTGTTGAATGCATCCTTGAAATAGATGCTTCATGGATATTGAAACAGGTTAAAAGACCGGAAGTTCTTAAATTCAAGAGAATATTATTTCCTTGTTGGGATGAACAAGGAAATAGAATTGGTGCCCCCTTTCGGGACTGCTCAGAAACTAATTTAATTACTGAGGAAATACGACGTGGTTGGGATGAAGCTCGGAAGAAGTCACCTTTCTTCAAGAGTGAAATAACAGCATAAACTACCTCAAATCCTTATCCGCCGTGTAGTACGTCTTCCCCTTAGTGGCGAAACTATGGACCCTAGCATACCCCCACGCTTGTGGAGAGGCTCCCGGACGATGCCCGGTTCTCCACGCAGCGAGTCCCCTGTTGAACACAGTCTTCACAGTCCTCAGAGGAATCTTAGTAGCCTTAGCAATTTCAGGGAGGGATTTAGCTCCCGGATACATCTTCCTAAATTTCTGGGTGTAGGAGGAAGTTTTTGTCTTCTGTCCCTCATCTGTCTTGAATCCCTTGTAGTCCCTCTTGAGCATCTTTTTATAACGCGTCTCAACCCCCTTGAGAGTCTCAAGCCCCCTGAAATATTTGAGGGGTGCGTAGATTTTACCCTCAGATTTACGCAACTGTCCAACTTTTTGCGTGATGGCTGCATCGCTGAGAGGCATCTTACCTTTTCCTGAGATATTTTACCGCGGTCTTTATATCAGGAAAAAGGCGGTTTCCCAATTTTACGCGACCTGTGTTTGGATTGTAGTACCCCTCATATCCATTGAAGAGAGCCTTGTGTGAATCATTCATTTAAAAAATACAACATTATTTTAATAAGTCAGGATGGGTCTCTCAATTATCATGGGGAACATGTTTTCAGGTAAAACTTCAGAACTTATTCGAAGGTTGAAGCGACTCAAGATTTTAGGGAAGCGGATTGTGGTTGTAAATTCTGCGAAAGATACGAGATCCTCCGATGAAGTTCTCAAGACCCACGATAATGTTAAGTTTGATTGTCACAAAGTATTCAGCTTGTACGAACTCATGGGAAAGCACGACTTTGAGGATTCTGATATTGTAGCTATCGATGAAGCGCAGTTTTATCCCGATCTTAAAAAGTTTATCGTGACATGTCTAGATATGGGGAAGGATGTCATCATCGCAGGTCTCGATGGTGATGCGTTTCAGAGGAAATGGGGAGAAATTCTAGAGTGTATCCCAATTGCCAGTGAAGTTACAAAGTTGTCAGCACTGTGTATGTACTGTCGACAAGAGACCCCGGGTCCATTTACAAAACGTATAGTGAAAAACACAGAACTCGAACTCATCGGTGGGAGTGATATGTATGTAGCAGTCTGTCAGAAACATCTATGAACATCTAAGATGAGTACGACTCGTCGTCCTTCTCCTGTTTTTATGAGCTCGTGGTATCTGGCGTGATCAAATAAGAACTCTTCGCCATCTTCATGTATATGTGGTCCCTTCTCAGTATAGAGTGTACAATCACCCCCACCCTCTATAGTAAGATGATACCGTAGATACCAATTCGTTTCCGCCCGATGTGGTGGAATGACCATTGGTCCCTCGACCACAGCAAATCTAGCAGTCTCTTTGTGAATACTCGGAATCTGATCTACGAGACTCTTCAGGATTGGAAAATCCTCAGCTTTATAGAAGTAATACCCATCATTGGTATCAAACCATGAGTCTATGTCGTGGAAGAGGTGACGCTCCACCATCGGTGAAACCTCTAGAAACTCTCGGTATATCTTGTCGTAGTGTGCCTTGATGAGCCAAAGTCCTGGAATTTCAGGTGTGGATACCACACTGAGAATATCTACGAATGCATTTTGTATACCGACCAGGATGCGTCTCGGGTTATTAAAATACAGGCGGTCTATAGGTGCCTTCAGATAATCATGGAGTACTAACGCTATTGGGATCAGTATCAGACTCCACATTATTTTCTTTGTAGATATTAAAAATGCCAGGTTACCCCAGAAAGTCTATGTACGCTGCCCCAGAACCTACGGTTGAAGTTAAGACCATTAAAAAGCGTTTCGTCATGCCCAAGGTGACCCTCGTTCAGATCATCCTCATGGCTATCATCATCGCCTACGTGTGGTCCGCTCGCAAGATGAACGGTGTCATCGTGGGTGGGCTTGCTCTTACCATCGCTCTTCTTCACTTCTACGATCACATGTTCCTCATCAAGCGTGGGTCGGAGAAACCCATTTTCTCTACCACGGGGGAAAGATATGAAATTAAGAGTAACCTTCTTCGTAAGGCGCTAAACAAGCGTATGGAGACATATACCTGTCAGTCGTGCAAGTAAATTATATTAGTATACTACAAGTATGCGCGTCAAGATTACTAAAAGTCCTAACCAAAAGAAGAAGTTTAGGGCTATCTTAGAAGACGGCAGGACTGTTGACTTTGGTGCCAGTGGATATTCGGACTACACCAAACACAAGAATCCTTCACGTATGCGTTCCTACGTACTCCGCCATGGTGGTCGAGTACCCAAACGCACAATAGCAGAGAGAGACCCCAAGAAAATTCAGGATATGATGCTCAATGTGACATTCAGTGACAAAGAGAATTGGAATATGAGCGGTATCGACGGGGCTGGTTTCTGGTCCCGTTGGTACCTCTGGAGTTATCCAACTGTTGAGGGTGTCAAGAAGTTGATGTCTAAAAGGTTTGGTCTCGTGTTTATTTGAACATTTCCCTCTTCAACTTTTCAAACTTTTTAAAAAATTGAAGCATCGTCTCTAGGCGTTCGTAGAGTTCCTCCCCAAGGTACTGCTCTACGAATTCCCCAGGTTCTCCATTCTCTCGCATTGCATTTGCGTACTGACAAAGTAGTGAGTATGCTTCGTCCACATTTTCACCACTCCACGTCTCTAAGAGGGTTTTGACTTTCTTCAATCGGAGAGTGTCTTCCATTACTTATTCAGTCCTCTCTTTTTTAACACATTTTTCAGTTCAGCCATGAGTTTAGCGCGTCCAGTATTTACGACTGGTCGTCGTTGTGGTGGAGGTGGAGGTGGAGGTGGTGCTCCAGAAGTGGGGAGAACAACTGTTCGACAGATGCGTATCACCTTCTGTGCATTCTTTACACTATTTTCGAAATTCATGGTAATCTTCGAGCGGAGTTCTCTAGAACTGAGCTTCACACGCTTACCATCTACAGTCTTGGTGACACGGAGTCCCAACTTTTTTGCTTTATTTTTAAGGTCCCTGTATTGCATTTACTAATAGCTAAGAAAATCCTTAAATGTTGTGATCTCACCATCATTAATCAGTTTGGCAAACTCTCGATCTTCTTTCGAGAAAAAAAGTGGATTTGGGGATGCCATTGTGTATGCACGATCGATGGTTATACTGACATGATCTAAATATACCAGAATAGTTGAGAGTGTTTCAGTCTCTAACATATCTATAGCAATTCTAAATTTACCAACTGAAAAGTCATACGTACCATCCTGATTCTTATTGAGTAAATGTTTCTTTATAAACTTTTCAATATTGTTCTGTGGATCTGAACCAATCGTATTGACACGTTGAGAATACTCCATCAAATCACGAACACCATGTGCAAGTTTTTTAAGAAAAATGCATTTATCTGGTGTCATACTTATTATATAAAGATATATTTCGTACATCTCATAAGATGACTGATACCGAAAAACTTATACGAGAAGTTCTCATACCAAGGCTCATACAACTTGAGATTGAAGTTGCTGCTCTACGAAAACATACATGGCCATATGTACAAGCTCAAAAAGAACATAACCAACTGGACGATATCGAGGCTAAGAGGGACTTTGTCAAAAGTCTCGATGGCGATACTGTAAAGGAACTCATAAATTTAAAAGCTAAAGTCTCCAAGAGTTCCGGACTCCAACAAAGAGAATACGATATTCTAAAAAACCATTTCTGTTAAAAGAAATCATCTGTTCGGTACATCTTAACATCAAATGAATCATTCTTACCAGTTACTGAGACTGCTTCATTTCCATAGAGTTCTTGGCATCCAATATCATCCACGCAGTCACGACCATCATGACTCACTGGGATGGGATACAGGTTTTCACCGCCAGTTGTGGTATAATAGTGGTAACGATCTCGGCGACCACGAACCTCCTTCCCATAAAGTGGAAGGGTCTCACCCTCCCCACTTACGAGGATACCCATTTGTTGCATACGCCCAGGTTTATACTGCTTGATAGGGGGTCCCCTGAATTCTGGTGCACGTCTCACCTCCTGTGTTCTGACTGGTCGGGGAGGTGGTACCATCACTGGAACTTCGACTTCCACTGGAACTTCAACGATCGTGGGATTATACCACATGTACCCCAAAACGACGACGAGTACGACGAGAGTGACCATCAACAATCGTGTCTTGGCCTTGTTCTTCATTTACTATAGTTAAGGAAATTCTTTTAGTTAAAGCTATGAAGATTTTGGCGATAGATATTGGGTACCATAATATGGGTCTTGTTCTCACAGAGGCTGGGAATGGTCCAAAAGTTGATGTAGAATATATAAAGAAGGTAAGTTTGGAAGACTATAAATATATAAAGTCAAATGACTTTGTAGATCTGATACCTTTATTTGTTGAGGACCATCAACATATATTCGACTCAGCTGATAAAATCCTAATAGAGAGGCAACCACCCATGGGTTTCACGAATATTGAGATTCTTTTACATTACATGTTCAAAGACAAGGTTTCTTTAATTTCACCTGTGAGCATGCATACACATTTTGGTATGAGACACCTAGACTACGAGCAAAGGAAGGAGCGAACTGTTTCAATCGCTGAAAAGTATATTGAGGGAGGTATTCCTTATGAAAGGAAACACGATATCGCAGATGCCCTCTGTATGATTGTGTACCATAATTTTAGAAATACCGTTCATTTCTTTGACAAGTTCAAATATTTTGCCAAGGTATAATAAATGCCAACCGCTAAGCAGATCCAAAGCGCCAAGAAAAAACTGAAAATTACACCCAAGCCCAAGGGAAATACTCCCAAGCTTCCCAATAAAATGACCTATGTGCTCATAGGTGTTGATCCCAAAGTGAAGAGGGATCGTGAATTCCTCAAGGCTGTTCAGGAGTATGCGAAGCTTCGTCGTTGAGAATGGTGAGTGCATTCGAAACACATTCAAACATATCGAAAATTTCATTTACATTCCTTCTCTCGATGGCCTTCTTGAGTTTATCTATATTATAGTCAAATGACTTCTTCTCATTATCAATATTCGCGAGTTGTTTATTGAAGGTGTCCATCTTGGTATCGATAAACTTTATAGTATTCTCCATATTCTTATCAATTTTCTCAATCTCATCAAGATATAATTTCCTCTGCCTCTCGAGAATCTCACACTTCACATCGGATGTCGCCCTCTCAATCTGATTCCCAAGTCGTATAATCTTCTCATCATAGTCCTCCAATTTTTCCAAATATGTACCCTGATACAACTCTTTGGCATTCTTGAGGCGAATAATCTCGTTGCGAATCTTGATATCCATTTATGATTTATTTTAGCTTTTTACCTTTAAATAACTTGTCCAAATCCTTTACAAATGCGTCAAAATGTCCAAGTCTATACTGCACAAATGACCAAAGTGCGAAAAATAAAGTCTTTGTCAGTCGGTTGACATCGTTCTCTTCCATCTTGTATATCGGACCTACAACACGCCCCATAAATGTATCATCCTTATGCTTTCCAGTGACATACATCTCAGCCTGTGTCAGTGCACATGTATCATCATTAACAGACCAATGATAAAATATGAATGGGATCACCATAGAATAGAACTCAAGTTGTCTGCGATCATTCATGAAAGGAACGATGAGTATCCACAAGAGAAACACAAGATGGATCACGAATATTATGTTCATCTATTATAAGATGTCAGAAGAAATTAAAATGGAAGATATGTGGAACGAGTATCACGAGAACGTACTACGTCAATGGGGTGAGGCATGTGCGTGTTACAGGTATATGCACCATCGATCCTTCCTGATGTATAAAAAACTTAGTCTGCGTTTTAATTTACCCGTCATTGTCTTATCGACCATCACGGGTACTGCGAATTTTGCTCAAAGTACTTTACCACTGAGTATTCAACCAGCCGCCCCATCGATCATTGGTGGTTTAAATCTTATCGCAGGTCTGATCGCGACGATCATGCAGTTTCTCAAGGTGAATGAACTGATGGAGAACCACCGAACATCTGCGTTGGGTCATGGAAGTCTTTCGAGAAATATTCGACTGCAATTAGCCCTCCCACGTGAAGAACGTAAAAAGGAGGGTTTGAAATTTGTTGAAGAATGTAAAGCTGAATACGATCGTTTACTCGAACAATGTCCTGCTGTTCCCAAAAAGATTCTTATGAATTTCGAAAAGGAATATCCAATAGAAGGTGTTTTCACACGACCCGAAATTTTATCTGTTCGCCCTATACCACAGCTGAAGTTACCTAAAACTATAGAACCCATCCGAGCACTCACGAAAAACACTCCATTTGAAAAGGTTGGTGTGTTTTTATCTAAAGACCCAGAGGAGTACGAGGAAGTTGAGGAAGTTGAGGAAGAGGAAGAAGAGGAAGAGGAAGAAGAGACAGACGTCGAGCAAGGTACACCAAAAGAATAAACATAGTCAAGTTGGTCATAATTCCACACACAACGTATGGTACAATTTTCCTTTTTAAAGGTTCTACGATACGTTTATGAAGTGCGTCATTCCCGAGCACCAAATCTATGGCCTGATTAGTAAGATCATCAATGGATTCTTTCATTAAAGTAGTTGGGCAAAAAAAAGAACCCATAGTTGACACAATTCACACGAAACAGATTGAACTCATTCGTAAGTACATTAATGAAAGAAAGAATGTGTTCATCTGTGGTGCGACAGGTGTTGGGAAGTCGTATGTTCTCAAAGCTGTCCTCCAAGGATTGAATCATGTTGAGTTACAAGCAGAACATCTCAAGAGTAAATCATTATTTCTACCTTTCATAAAACCATCGACTAAACATGTATTCATTGAAGATTATGAACCCACCTTCAAACCAATCATAGAAAGAGTCTCTGATGGTGACAGAGTTTCTAGAGGGTCCCTTCTTGTGACAACCACAAATATATGTATGTATCCAAATTTCGAAACTGTCTTCATCCCCAGACATAAACCTGAGGTGTTAATGACACTCACAGATGAGAGAGGTATTAAAGTTAATAATGCCGCTATACGATCCCAGGGAAACATTCGAACTTTTCTTGCATACATAGACGGATATGATGAGATTGACGATTTTCAGACACCGAAAGAGTTTGTTGCCGATGTACTTTCAGATCCAAGACCCATCGAAATTTACGATAGTATTTCTGAACATGGTCATATATGGGACATATTTCAAGAAAATTACTTGGATTCTGAAGGTGTCGACATTGTAAGAGCATCACATTCATTTTCAGATGCCGATATGTATGATACGAAGATGTATTCATATGGATACTGGCACCTTATGCCGTATTTTGTAGCCAACGCGCTCACCATACCCAAATCGGCGTTGGGAAAACCACTCGATCGAGACAAGATTAGACCTGGAAGCTGTTGGACAAAGTTTGGAAACTATAAGATGCGGAAACAAAAGTATGAGGAAATTAAGAAAAAATCGAGGATGGGTCTAGGTATAGAGGAATTGGACCTATTAAAGAAGTACGCAGAGAAGGGTGAGTTACAACCCCTCATGGACTATGGAATCACCCCCCAGGATTTTGATGTTATCAATCATCTCACAGTTGGAAACAGCTTAAAATCAAGAGACGTGACAAGAGTAAAGAAAGCATTGAAACATGCCTACGAACGAAGAAGAACCTGAACCCGTTGTCGAGGAATGTGTAAAGGTTATCGGTAACGAACTCCTATTCTATGGTGACGTAGATCGCGAAAATGCACTCCTGTTTGTAGAAAAGTTTAAAAAGTTGGAGATTGATCTTCTGAAAAAGAAAGCGGAACTCGTTGGGTACGAACCACAGATTCGTGTGCATATCATGAGTGAAGGTGGGTGTATATTTGCCGGTATGAACATGATGAACGTTCTCGAAACGTCACGTGTGAAGGTTATCACAATCGCCCAAGGGTCTTGTTGTAGTGCTGCGACATTCGTGTTACTCGGTGGTAGCGAGAGACGTATGGGAAGAAATGCGTATATTCTCATCCATCAGATTTCTACCGAGATGTGGGGTAATTTTCAGGAACTCAAACACGAACTGAAATCGACGGATAAGTTTATGAAGAAATTAAAAGAAATGTATCTCGAAAAGACTAAAATCCCTGAGAAGGTTCTAAAAAAATTAATGAAAAGGGACATTTATCTTTCGGGTGAAAAGTGTCTCAAGTATAAAATCGTTGACGCTGTTGACTAATCGTCACAGAGCGCTTATACATCGCCAATACACATATGACAATAAACACTAGACACACCGTGTTTAAGGTCAATGGGACTGGTGATCTCTCTGGAGGCCTAAGTCGTTCCATTCTACTATAATTTACAACTGGCAGTGAAGACATCTATTTAAAGTTGAGAAATTAAATAAACCTACTATGGAACGCCTTATAAAAAAAGATAAAAATGGAAGTGATCGTTTTCCCGTTGGTGTGGTAGTTAGAGATTATGAATAATAATAGGGTATAGTAATGAACCGCATTGCGATCGACATCGATGAAGTTCTTGTCCCATTTCTCAGTCCTATGTCGAGGTATCACAAACAGAAATATGGTATACAGAAAATCGATAAACCAAAGTACAGTTACGTCTATCGGGATATTTTTAATGTCACAGAAGAAGAATCTCAAAAAATGGTTCAAGAATTTTACAAGTCTGGGCACTTTCAAGCACTTAAACCGATAAGGGGTTCTCAACGAGCGATGTGGTCAATCCGTCACAATGCCGAAAAAATGTACATTGTCACGGGTCGCCAAGATGTTGTGCGGATGGACACAGAGTTGTGGATTGACTTTTTCTTCCCAGGAATTTTTGATGATATCATTCTCACGAATAGTTATACCCCAAACGAAGTCAAGAAAGTTGATATTTGTCGAGCCCTAAACATTGGGGTCATCATCGACGACAATAAGTCCATCTGTGACGAATGTATCGATTCTGGTATGACCGCTCTAAACTTCATAGGTGTTCATGGTGAGGATATATATCCATGGTGTGAAGAGAGTGAAATAAGTATAAAAGGGTGGAAAGACATTCTAAATAAATAATACTTAAAAAGTTATATATATACTCTATAAATGATAGATGTTGAACATATTCGTCATGATAATGGTATAAGTACTGCCATTTATGTATTAAAAAATGTTATATCACCAGAGGAAGCCGAAGATATTAGGACTGTGATAGATAATGCTGCAAATGACAAAAGATCATATATAGAAAACGAAAATAATGTTAGTTATTGGGGTATGAAAGTGGCTGATGTACAGATAATAAGTGTTCGTGAAAATTTAATAAAACATTTAAATCGAATCGCAGATGTGATGGAAACGAATGTGGGTTTACCATCACATTACAATAAAGAATCATATGTAGAATTAAGAAAGATTGACGATGCAACTAAGGGACATGTAGATTCACCAGTAAATGACGATAAAATAGATTCAATACATAAAAATATTCGTTTATTTTCTACTATAACTGCACTTAATAATGATTATGAAGGTGGTGAAATATGTTTTCCTGTGCAAGGTGTGAATGTAAAGCTACAAAGAGGAGATGTAATCGTTTTTCCACCATATTGGACACATCCACATTACACAAATAAACTTAATGGAACATTTCGTTATACAATAACTGCATGGCTATGTAAGATCTAATTCACACTCGAAAGATTTATAACTCCCTCATTTGTCTTCAACATGATCACCTCCTCACACTGACCACCCCTGATGGACAGAACCGCTTCACTACACTCAGTTCCCGGTACTTTGTACCTATTACATGCAACCTGAGTTTTCATCGTGATATTCATATTTTCACTGTATCCGATGAAAGTTCTATCCCCAGCCTCTACTGTAGCCTTGACACAATATTCACCAAACTGACACGGATTTTTTATTTGCGTTGGTGGAGGACAGTCATCGAGTAGAGCTTTCGAATTTCGACCGAAACGCCTCTTCAATGAAGTCACTGGACTAAACAATACTTTGGTAAGAGTGGTCATCTTACCAGAGTATGTGTGGATTATTTTAAGTTAGTTCACAACTTTGTTGGTGGAGAATGATAGTACTGCAATTTATTTTTACAAAGTGGAAAACACACTGTAAAAGCAACTAACTTTCCCAACCGGGTTCGAACCGATGACCTTGCGATTAACAGTCGCACGCTCTACCAACTGAGCTATGGGAAAAAAATGACAGTTGTACTATCAATATACGGTACGCGTCTCCTCTCTACCTGAATCGAACAGGTGACAAATGGAACTACAGTCCATTGCTCTACCAACTGAGCTAAGAGAGGTTGGACGAGCTCCCACGTGGAATCGAACCACGGCTGAAGGTATCAGAAACCTTAGTCATAACCACTAGACCATGAGAGCCGGGATGACTCCTTCCTCACTCACTATATCTATATTAGTGTCCTCCCCTTTAAGCCCGTTTATATACTTCATACATGTGAGAGAAACAGAGAACAGACCAGCACTCGTATTCGCAACAATCATAGGCACCACCTTGAAATATATTGAGTAGACAAGACCCAGCGAACTCGCTAACATGTTGAGACCCAAGAATGTATAGTTGATTGCAGCTGTATCTTTGGTTCTATACACGTGAACGACTTGTGGAACGAACATGATCGCTATGAGGATAGAACTTATCAGTCCAATACCATTGATGATGGCTTCCATTTAGATATAACTATTTTCTAAAGTTTAAGTAGGTATGAGAGTACTCATCACTAGCATCATCGTACTCTTGTTGTTCGTGTATCTTTTTTTACGCAGGCGACACGTTGGGGGTAAATATGACTATAAATGTTTTCTCCTCACAGTGAAAGATCAGAAAGAGAGACAAGAACGATTTTTCAAAAGTCACAAAGAAGATATTCCCATTGATGTTATATATGGTGCAGATACTAGAAAAGTTAAGATTGCTAGGGAATTCGAAGATCAAATAGAACCGGATTATTTTGAGAAAGCTATTGAGATGCACTATGACCCAACTGTTAAAAGACCTGATATCACCTATTTCAATTTGGGAGCGATTGGTTGTTTCATGGGGCATATGGATTTTTACAAGAGGTGTTTCGATCAGGGTCTCAAATATGCTGTGATATTTGAGGATAATGTTATCGTCAAGTCTGATCAACTTTATGATCAAATTCAAAGTGTTATCGATGAGAGGGGTGGCAACTTTGAGATGTGTTTTTTCCACTGTCTCTCAAGACTTCCAGATGAAAAAGAGGGAACATTGGAAAAGGTAAAGTGGATCTCTAGTACCAAGTGCTATTTGATTAACGTAAACAATATGCGAAAGTATCACAAGTATTTCTACCCAATGGATAATCATGTGGATATGAAACACGAGGATCTCATCGAGAGAGGTGCGCGTATTTATTACAAAGATTTAAGAGACTACCTGATTATCGATAGAACACATAAAAGTATGATCGGTCACAACGATCACGGTATGAGTAATTTCTTCTCAAGACACAATCCTACCGCCACCCCAGATGACCTCAAATGGGGATACTAATTTTTACAATGAGGAAGACTCATTCTAAAACATGTTCCAAACGGGGCTCGAACCCGTGACCTTGGCGTTATAAGCACCACGCTCTAACCAACTGAGCTATAAGAACGGTGCAACTTGACCGGTTGAATGGTCGTTTTGTATAACGGTGGGGTACCCCACATTTTAATCAGTCATAAGATCTTTAAGTGTGTATCAATTTAAAATAACTTGAGCATGTTGGCGAGCTCACCTATCATCACCATTTGCTGCGACATTACCATTAATTTCGCCGCATCTGTCTTAGGAGACATGTCCC